GGAACCGCCCCTTTTAACGGACGAAGAAATCGTAGAGGTGCTGGATGCGGCGGATGAATATATAAGATGGATTGCTGATGTACAGGCATTTGCTTTGGATCAGGCGGCTAACCACGGTAAACAGTGGGCCGGTTACAAGCTGGTAGAAGGCCGTAGCGTTAGGAAATACGTGGATGAAACTAAGGTGGCTGAGACTCTACAGGCTGCTGGGTACAGTGAGGATCAGATTTATGAGCGGGTTCTTTTAGGTATTACCAAGATGCAAAAAGCGGTAGGTAAAAAGCAGTTCAATGAGCTGCTAGCTGGTCTGGTGGAAAAACCACCGGGTAAGCCCAAACTGGCACCCGAATCAGATAGGCGTTCAGCACTCAAGAGCACAGCTGAAATTGATTTTAAGGAGGATATTTAAAGTGAAAGTAGTTACAGGAAAAGTGAGATTTTCGTATCCAAATGTCTTTGAACCCAAATCAGTAAATGGTAGTGCCCCCCGATATAGCGTCAGCCTTATTATTCCCAAAAGTGATAAGAAGACGCTAGCCAAGATTAAAACCGCTATTGAGGCGGTTAAAAAGGAAGGAGCCCACAAGTGGGGCGGCAAGGTTCCGGCTAATTTGAGATTGCCTTTGAGAGACGGAGACGTGGACAGGGCGGACGATGAGGCATACGCAAACAGTTATTTCATTAATGTCAACAGCAATACCAAGCCGGGGATTGTGGACGGGGACCTAAACCCCATCATGGATCAGAGTGAGTTTTACGCTGGTTGCTATGGCAGGGCATCAATCGTGTTTTTTGCTTACAACACCAACGGTTCCCGGGGCATCAGCGCAGCTCTTCAAAATCTGCAGAAGTTGGAAGATGGCGAACCCTTGGGCGGCAAGTCTAGACCAGAAGATGACTTCGGTGGAGATTTTGACGAGGATCTTTTAGGATGAGAACTTTAGCTTTGGATTTAGAGACTTATTCGGGTGTAGACCTCACTAAAAGTGGGGTCTATGCCTACACCAACTCATCGGATTTTGAAATATTACTGCTGGCTTATGCCTTTGATGATGACCCGGTAGAAATAATTGACCTGGCCAGCGGTGAAAAAGTGACAGACGAGGTTTGGGAAGCATTAATAAATTCTGAAGTGGTAAAGACAGCTTTTAATGCTAATTTCGAGAGAACCTGCCTAGCAAGATATTTTAATACACCGATGCCACCGGAGGAGTGGCGTTGTAGCCAGGCCCATGCTTTGACCCTGGGTCTTCCAGCTAGCTTAGAAGGGGTGGCCAAGTGTCTAAAGCTTTCTCAAAAGAAAATGCAGGAGGGGAAGCAGTTAATTCGCTTCTTCTCCATGCCTTGCAAACCCACTAAAACTAATGGTGGAAGAACCAGAAATCTACCGGAACACGACCTAGACAAGTGGGAGTTATTCAAGACCTATTGCAAACAGGACGTGGAAGTGGAGCGTTCTATCCGGCAAAGGTTAAATAATTACCCTATGCCGGAGCAGGAACTGAAACTATGGTATTTAGACCAGCGCATTAATGATTACGGATTGCGGGTGGATATGAAGTTAGTGAAAAGCGCTCTTTTGTGTGATGAAGGTTATCAGATAAAACTTATACAGGAAGCCAAGCAATTAACCGGGCTGGAGAACCCCAACAGCCCCGCCCAGCTAAAAAGTTGGCTACAAGATAAACACGGTATCCAAGTGGAAAGCCTAGCCAAGGATACAGTAACAGAAATATTGGAAGAAGTGGCCAACCCGATAGTTAAACGGGCCTTAGAGCTAAGACAAGAAATGTCCAGAACTTCGGTTAAAAAATATGAAGCTATGGATAGAGCAGTCTGTGAGGATGACCGTGTGAGGGGGCTGCTGCAGTATTACGGAGCCTCGACTGGTCGGTTTGCGGGGAGGTTGGTTCAAATCCACAACTTACCCAGGAATAACATGAGCGATTTAGACCTAGCTCGGAGCTTATTGTCAGCGGGGCATTATGAGGCTTTGGAACTATTGTTTGAATCGGTACCCGATGTTTTATCTCAGTTAATTAGAACGGCCTTCATCCCCTCCCCCGGCCATCGTTTTATAGTATCGGATTTTTCAGCGATTGAAGCCAGAATTATTGCTTGGCTGGCCGGTGAAAAATGGAGGCTGGATGTATTTAATACCCACGGCAAAATTTATGAAGCCTCGGCAGCCCAAATGTTCGGGGTGCCAATAGAGAGCATCACCAAAGGCAGCGAGCTTAGGCAGAAGGGTAAAATAGCGGAACTTGGACTTGGTTATCAGGGAAGTGTTGGAGCTCTGAAATCCATGGGCGCACTGAAAATGGGCTTACAGGAAGCAGAGCTGTCGGGAATAGTATCAGCTTGGCGTAAGGCTAACCCCAAAATAGTTAAACTTTGGTGGACCATAGAAGAAGCGGCTATCCGGGCTGTAAGGGATAGAACGACAGAAAAGCTACAGCGCAAAGTGAAGCTTTATTACAAAGGCGGTGTGCTGTTTATGCAATTACCCTCGGGGCGGAGCTTGGCTTATGTACGACCTAAAATTGAGCTGGATGAGCGTTATGGCAAGGATAAATTGACATACGAGGGTGTGGAGCTGGGCAAATGGTGCCGGATTGATACCTATGGGGGGAAGTTGGCGGAGAATTTGACCCAGGCAATTGCTAGGGATTGTTTAGCTGAATCGCTTTTAAGGCTTGATGCTGCCGGTTACAAAATAGCAAGTCACATACATGACGAAGTGGTGCTAGATGTCCCCCACGGTTTTGGCTCCCTAAAAGAAGTGGAAGCAATTATGAGTGAGGATATTGACTGGGCACCGGGGTTACCGATGCGGGCAGATAGCTTCGAGGCGGACTATTACAAAAAAGATTAGGAGGTTTTTAAATATGGGTAATATCAAAGTTTTTAACCATACAGAGTTTGGAGAACTAAAAATTTTAATTATCAATGGTAAGGAATATTTCCCGGCCAGTGGGTGCGCTACCGTTTTGGGTTACACCAACCCCAGGGATGCAGTATCCCGCCATTGCCATGGGGTCGTGAAACACGACATCATCGATAATCTTGGCCGGAAACAAGAGATGAATTTTATTCCTGAAGGGGACCTTTACCGCTTGATTGTCCGCTCTAATTTACCAGAAGCAGAGCGATTTGAAAGATGGGTGTTTGATGAGGTGTTGCCTTCTATTAGGAAATTTGGGCTGTATGCCACCGACACACTTATAGATGACATTCTAAATAATCCCGACCTGGGCATAAAGTTATTCACTCAATATAAGGAGGCTAAAGAAAAGGCCAGACAGTTGGAATTGGAAACGGCCAAGCAGAAGCAAATAATCGGTGAGCTAAGACCTAAGGCTTCTTACTACGATTTAATCCTGCAAAACAAATCCTTAGTCCCCATCACAAAAATTGCTAAGGACTATGGCATGTCGGGCCAGGCCATGAATAAGCTGCTTCACCATTTAGGGGTGTAGTACAAAATGGGAAACACTTGGCTTTTGTATCAAGGCTACGCAGATCAAGGCTATACCCAATCTAAAACACATACCATCGATGATGAGAAAAGTGTCATGCATACTTACTGGACGCAAAAAGGCAGATTGTTTCTCTATGACCTTCTGAAAAATAAGAGGGGCTTACTGCCGGTTATTGAACGAAAAATTGCTTAGGGAGGGGAGAAACCTATGGATAAAATCAATCCTGATCATTACCTAGTGGGTGGTATAGAAACCATTGACTACATCCAAGCCAAGCTAACGGGGGAGCAGTTTACGGGCTACCTTGTGGGTAATGTAATTAAATACCTCTCCCGCTTTGAGTATAAAGCAGGGGAAGAAGATTTGCAAAAAGCCCGCTGGTATTTGAACCGGTTGCTAGTGCAAAGGAAAAGACCCATCATCTATGTCTGCTCCCCGCTCAGGGGAGATGTGGAAAGAAACATTCATAAGGCCATTGGCTATTCTAGATATATTTACAGTAAAGGCGGTATCCCTTTAGCACCCCACGTTATATTTACTACCTTTCTCGATGATGATGACCCCGTGGAAAGGGCTGCTGGAATGGAGATGGGTTTAGAACTGCTAGCCAAGTGTGATGAGCTATGGGCTTTTGGAGATAAAGTTTCGGAAGGCATGGCTGGTGAGATAGCTGCGGCAGAAGAACTTGGGCTTAAGGTAAAGCGGTTTAACAGCCGGTTGGAGGTGGTTACTCCATGACCAAAGAGAACTTAACGGCCAAAGCCGCTAGGCAGATGCTCAAAAGGGGTTGGCATTGTATTCCGCTTAAGCCTAAGGATAAAAAACCTGTAGAAGCTAAATGGCAAGAACGATTAATTACAGACGATGAAATAGATCAAGTTTTTTCTTCGGATCATAATATCGGTTTGCTGCTAGGGGAGCCTTCGGATTGGATTGTAGATATTGACTGTGACACACAGGAGGCGGTTACTGCTGCCAGCCTATTAATGCCGGATACAAAGCTCTCCTTCGGAAGAGAAAGTATTGGAAGAGCACATCTACTATATCGTTGCCAAAAAGTGCAGACATCTAAGTTTCAGGATCCTACTAAAGATAAAGATTCTACTATTTTGGAAATCAGAAGCACCGGCAGCCAGACTATGATTCCACCTTCAATTCATCCGCAAGGTGAAGCAGTGACTTGGATGGGCAAGGGTAAACCCAAAGAACTATCAAAGGTGGAGCTGGTGAAAGCAGCCAGGCTTACAGCGGCAGCCGCTCTTTTAGCAAGGCGTTGGCCTAAGTCTGGGGCTCGGCAAGATGCTGCGCTACACCTTTCCGGTGCCCTGGCTCATGCCGGGTGGGGAATTGATGAAATTAAAAAATTCATTGAAGCCATAATACAAGCCGCCGGTGATGAGGAAGCAGATATGCGCTTAAAGGCGGTGGGCTACGCCTTAGATAAGCTACAAAAAGGAATGCCTGTTAGCGGCTGGCCAAAGCTGGCCGGGATTATGGGCGATCAAGTTGTCGGCAAGGTAAGGGAGTGGATGGGTATAAGCTCAGCGGCCAGTGATTTTGGCAGCGGAGTCTTTCGCCGCACAGATACCGGAAATGCCGAACGCCTAGTGTTCCACCACGGAGAAGAAATGCGCTACTGCTATCAGCTAGGTAAATGGCTTATCTGGAACGGTAAAAGGTGGGAGCCGGATGACAGTGGTGGAATCTACCGAAAGGCCAAAGAGACTGTGCGGCTCATTGGGGCAGAGGCTATGCAAATATATGATGAAAATGAACGCCGGGCTATGCTCAAATGGGCCATTACTTCTGAATCCCGCTCCCGGCAAAAGGATATGATCACTCTGGCTGAAAGTCATCTACCGGTGGCTCAAGATCAATTGGATATTGAACCGTGGCTTCTAAATGTTCAAAACGGAACTTTAGATTTAAAGACCGGGGTGCTGATGCCCCACAGTAAAGAGCAGATGTTAACTAAAATCTGTCCGGTTGCTTACCGGGACACTAACAGTGAGTTATGGGACAACTTCCTAAAAAGGGTGCTACCAGATATTGAAGTAAGGGATTTTGTCCAGCGGGCAGTGGGCTACAGCTTAACCGGGGATTGTGGCGAAGAGGTGTTATTTTTCCTCTATGGCACCGGGCGTAATGGCAAAAGCAAATTCATAGAAGCTATTCAATATGTTCTAGGGGATTACTCCAGCACCACCCGACCAGAAGTACTGATGGAGAAAAAACACGATACCATTCCGGTTGAACTGGCGGCTCTCAAAGGAGTGCGTTTTACCAGCACTGTGGAGACCGGTTACGGCCAGCGATTTGCTGAGAGCTTAATTAAACAAATAACTGGTGGCGATGAGCTGCAGGTGCGCTTTATGCGCCAAGACCCCTTTAGTTACAAGCCCCAGTTTAAGATCTGGCTGGCCAGTAACAACAAGCCGGATATCCGGGGCCGGGATCAAGGTATCTGGTCAAGGATTATGTTGATCCCTTTTACGGTGATGATTCCTCCCAAAGAACGAGATAAGCAGCTGGGGGAAAAGCTCAAAAAAGAAGGTGAGGCTATCTTAGCCTGGGCGGTCAAAGGGTGCCTTGCCTGGCAAAAGGAAGGGCTTAACCCACCGGAACAAGTGCTAGAAGCAGTGAGTGAATATCAGGATGAAACCGATCGGTTAAGTGGATTTTTTGAAGATTGTTGCAGCTTAAATCCCTTAGCCAAGACAACTACCAAAGATTTATACAGTGCCTATGAAATGTGGTGTGAGGATAATGGTGAAGCGCCGGTAAGAAAGAATACCTTTACCAAAATGTTAAGAGAGCGGGGTTATGAAAGTATTCGTATCGGACACGGCGGTGCCAGAGGTTGGGCTGGGATTAAACTGGGCAAGAAAACCCAAGCAGGAACTGGTGAAGTTTTTGATATTTTAACTTGAGTCAGCAGATGTCAGTTTACATCCCAAAATCAGTAAAATGCTGACCGGCTGACGCCAACTGACCGAAATTCCTATATACCTCTTATGTAGTTATTTTTCTATAGATTAATAGTAAAAAATGAGTCAGTAGGTGTCAGTAGTCACCATAAAAAAACTGACAGAACTGACAGAAAGAATAGGATTGATGTTATTAGTTAGCCATTGGGCAGTTTAACACGACGAAGGGTGTCAGCTATGTCAGCAGGAAGGCGGTGTTTATATTGAGGGAGCGAGAGATAGAAATCAGATTGAAAGAAGAAGTGAAACGAGCGGGAGGTTTAGCCTTAAAATTTATTTCCCCTGGAACAGCAGGGGTGCCGGATAGAATTGTGCTTCTCCCCGGTAAGAAGATAGTTTTTGTGGAACTTAAGGCACCGGAGGAACGATTGAGACCCCTACAGCTTAAACGGAAAGAGCAGCTAAGGAAATTGGGCTTTAAGGTTTATGTTATAGATTCTGTTCAGGCGGTGAGTGCTTTTATGAGGGAGGTGGTGGGATGAAATACAATCCCCATAATTATCAGGATTATGCCTCAAAATTCATCTTAAATCAAAAGGCGGTAGCAATATTTTTGGAATGCGGCATGGGTAAAACCGTGATTACTTTAACAGCTATTGCAGAACTTTTGCATAACTATTTTGAGATAATCCGGGTATTGGTCATTGCTCCTCTTCGTGTTGGTATGGTGTGGGAAGAGGAGGTCAAAAAGTGGGATCACTTAAAACATCTACGCATTGCCAAAGTACTGGGTACAGAAAAAGAGCGTATCCAAGCCCTAAACTCCACAGCCGACATCTACGTGATAAATAGGGAAAACACAAAGTGGCTAGTTAATTACTACAAGAAAAACTGGCCTTTCGATATGGTGGTGTTAGACGAGCTATCCAGTTTTAAATCTCCTACAGCTCAACGGTTTAAGGCCCTACGCAAAGTGCGACCTTTTGTTAAGCGAGTAGTGGGTTTAACCGGCACTCCGGCTCCTAACGGACTAATTGATCTGTGGTCGCAGGTTTACCTTTTAGATAGCGGGCAGCGGCTGGGAAAAACCTTAACCGGTTACCGGGAACGTTACTTCTTGCCCGATAAACGCAATCATAACATCATTTTCACCTACAAGCTGAAAGAAGGTGCCGAAAAAGCAATTTACAATAAACTTTCCGACATCTGCATCAGTATGAAAAGTGGCGATTACTTAAACATCCCGGAACGCATAGACAACATAGTGCCGGTGCAGCTACCGATCAAGGCGATGGAGAAATACCAGCAGTTGGAGCGAGATTTAATACTACCGTTAATAGATGGTGATGTAGTAGCCGGGAGTGCAGCAGTTTTGGCCAACAAGCTTTTACAAACTACCGGCGGAGCGGTTTATGACGAAGATGGCGGAGTGCAAGAGATCCATGATGAGAAGCTTGATGCCCTGGAGGATTTAATCGAGGCGGCCAATGGCAAGCCGGTGCTGGTTTATTATTCTTACCGACATGACTTGGAGAGGATTCAAAAACGTCTGGACTGCCGGGTGCTGGATAAACCAAAAGACATTGAGGATTGGAACAAAGGCGAAGTGCCGGTGATGCTGGCCCACCCTGCTTCGGCAGGTCATGGCTTGAATTTACAGGATGGCGGAAGTACCATCATCTGGTTTGGGCTGCCATGGAGTTTGGAATTGTACCAGCAGGCCAATGCCCGTATCCACCGTCAGGGTCAAAAAGACACAGTGGTAGTTCATCATTTAGTGGCTAAAAAAACTATAGATGAAGATGTAATGCAAGTGCTGGCTAACAAGGAAGCTGGTCAAGAGGCTTTGTTACGAGCAGTTAAAGCCAGAATTAATCAGGAGGTGGAGTAACCATGAAAGACTGCTTTGCTTATAAAAGAAACAGCTGCATAGCTTTGAAAGTAAAACAATGTGAAGGCTGCAGTTTCTATAAAACCAAGGAGCAATATTTACTGGACCAAGAAAAGGCATTGGAGAGAATTCGAGGTTTAGATGCTAAGAAGCAAAAACACATCTTTAAAAAGTATTACAAGATGGAGGTGTAAAGCATGGGCGCTAAGGAATATTTATCTCAAGCCTTGTGGCTTGATCAGCGGATTAATAGCAAGCTGGAGCTATTAGAAACTTTAAGAGCGTTGGCTATGAAGGTAAGTGTTAATCTTACAGAGGAAAAAGTGTCCGGCGGCAAAAATACAAAGAGCCATATGGAAAATACCATAGCCAAAATTGTGGATTTAGAAAAAGAAATTAATCGGGACATTAACCGGCTAGTGGGTATCAAGGCAGAGATCATGGATACTATTAGCCAGGTGGACGATCCTATTTGCCAGCTGCTATTGGAAATGAGATATATTAACGGTTGGTCTTGGGAAGCTGTAGCCGGGGAATTAAGATTTGATAGGAGTTGGATTTCACGTTTGCATGGTAGTGCTTTAAAAGAAATCGAGAAAAAAATGAAACACGCATCAAAAAGCAACAAAAAGCAATAAAAACAACAAGAAGCAACAGCCAACCCGTGCTATACTATAAAGTGTAATGGTATAGAAAATCAAGAACACCAGATGCTGTTTGAATAGGCCCTAGGGATAGATCGACCACGACTCCCGGGAAACGCAGCATTCTTGATATAGAGCCCTCAGGGATTAAATCGTGATTAAATCCTTAAGGGCTTTTTCTATGCCCAAAACATATAAGCAGAATTTTGTCATAATCTGATATAATACTTTTATGGCAAAACCATTGACTATTTTTGTAGTCTATGTATATAATTCTAGCAATGAACAAAAACTCGTAGGAGTTTTTAGCGAGAAGGTGCCTGCACCATCTCGTATTTTTATTTTTAGGCGTTTTTTGGCGCAGTAATAGGCCTTCATTTATCTGAAAATGGATCGAACGGCCTGTTTTATAATACATTAAAATTCTGATTGGATATTGGCAAAAACTATTTAGCCCAGCATCTGGTTGGGCACACTGGATTTCCTAGGGTGGTTTTAGGCCACCTACCTAATTTAATATAGAAAAGCTCTGAAACATTTAATTTGTTATCGGGGCTTTTTTTTATGCCCAAAACGGGGAGGTGTCTTATGAAAATCAAATGTATATCCTGTCGCTTTGCTACTATTGATGAATCAGCCAGCGATAGGGATTGGAAAGCTTATGAATGCAGCAATCCAGAAAGCGAATATCATAAATCCTTAATTAACATT